AGGCGCGGAAGAAAGCGAGCGCCGCAGGAGAAAGAAAATGAAACTTCAAGAAGCACTTGCAGTTGCGCGAAAGGTTTTATATGGTGAAGAGGTTGACTGCGCGCTGAAGACCAAAGCCTATTTCAAGTTGGCCGCACTTCACGGCGTCATGCTTGACCTCGAGAAAATCATGGGAGAAGAGGTGAAGACATGAACCCAAACTTAAACGCGAGATACTTTGTTGAAGATGAAATGGTGTGTCCCTGTTGCGGAGAGCATAGGATGTCGAGAGTTCTAATGGCTCGGCTTGATCAAGCCAGAGGACTCGCAGGAGTTCCCTTCGAAATTAACTCAGCCTGGCGGTGCTACACACATAATGAAGCTGTGGGCGGCAAGGAAACATCGTCCCACCTATTTGGGTTGGCAGTTGACATTGCCTGTACTCGAAGCGACCGTCGCTTTAAGATTATTCAGGCTTTAATCACCGCCGGATTTAATCGCATTGGCGTCTCAAAGACTTTCATCCATGCAGATATGGATGGAACTAAGACGTGCGATGTCATTTGGATGTATTAAAGGAGAGACCAATGAAACGAAGCACCAACATGTATTCAGCGGTGAAACGCTTGGTAAGAGAGTTCGCTATCCTTGAGCTTAAATATAAGTTTGCCCAGGAAGACGGCCGGAAGAATGACTGTGATAGAATAGCCAAGAAGGCCGCTCGTATCAGCGAGAGAGTTCAGACGCTAACGGCAACCATCAAGTACACCGAGAAGGTGGATGCCATAAAGGAAAAGGAGAAAGCCGATGGGATGGTTCAGCGCGATACCCATAGTGGGTAACATAATTGATGGGGTCATTGGCCTTATTGATAAGACCGTCGAAGATAAAGACGAAGCCGCCAAACTGAAATCGCAAATGATCGCGGTGTTTCAGAACGCTGACCTTGAGAAGTTTACATCCTTGATCAAGGCCCAGGCCGGCATTGTCATGGCAGAAGCGAATGGTCACTCATGGCTACAACGTAATTGGAGACCGCTGTTGATGCTGATCTTCATGGTTATCATCGCAAACAATTTTATAATCCACCCCTACGTCTCGCTGTTCACAGGCGGCGAACATTCAGTCGCTCTCAAGATACCTGAGAATATGTGGGCGCTCCTCAAGATTGGAGTCGGTGGATACGTTGTCGGACGCTCAGGCGAAACCATTACGAAGCTATGGAAAGCCAAGAGTTAACCACAACTATGGGGTTCAACGAGTTCATGGCATTTATTGCTGAAGGCGAGTCACCGATTCCAAAAGGGCAAGTCTTAGTGCCTTTGATGTCCTCGTCTCATCCATTTTACACCGCATGGATGTTCAGAAAATCACTCGTTGATCGCATGGTGAAAGGAGCAGAATGATACTTTTAGTTGATGCTGATATTCTACTCTATCGTATGTGCTTTGCTCATGAAAAAGTTATCGATTGGGGTGATGGTGTTACCTCAAATACGGCTGACATCGACACCGCTCAGAAACGCATAAGGAGCATGGTTAGAAAAATGGCGAAGTTCTGCCATTGCGAAGAGTTAACTATGTGTTTGACCGGCCGTAAGAATTTCAGGTACAATGTGTATCCGGATTACAAAGCCAACAGGGTCAGTCAGAATTTCGAAATGATTAAGCCCTTGCGGCAATGGATTGAGGACAGCTTCAACTCTCTGTGCATCCCTATGTTGGAAGCAGACGATGCTATGGGTGTCCGAGCTACCTCAGGAGACGCTGAGTACGTCATAGCCACAATCGATAAGGATTTATTGCAGATTCCTGGGCGTCATTACAACTGGAACAGCAATAAAAGGCAGACGATTAGCAAGAAGGACGCTGATCATTTCTTTTATATTCAAATACTTACCGGCGATACCACCGACAATTACTTTGGCGTACCAGGGATAGGCCCTGTGAAGGCCGCTAAGGTACTGAAAGAAAACGATAAGAAAGATTGGTGGACCGCGATCGTCGCTGAGTATGAAGCAAAGAACTTGACCGAAGAGTATGCTTTGCAAATGGCAAGAGTGGCTCGCATTTTAAGAGCCGAAGACTTTAATCTTGAAACCGAGGAGCCAATTCTTTGGACTCCTAAAGGAGTGAATTAATGGCAGATGCTAAACCAACGAAAGGAATGTCAGTACCTTCAACCCTACCGCCTGGCAAGGGGAACAACCTGATCAAGACCGATTGCCCCACATGTGGCCGCCGGTATGGCTATTGGGAAGAAGAGGGTAACAAAGGCTGTCCCAAATGTGAAACCGAAGCAGGCATTAAGGAAATTGCTGACAACCGGAAGGCTGACGCCGAGACTGCGGCGCAGGCCAAGGCCGATGAGAAGGCCACGTTTGATGCCGCCGTTAAAGCTGAGGTTGCCAAACAGATAGCCGCCGCGATGGGGAAAACTGATGAGAAGCCGTCAAAGAAGAGTCCATTCAGCAAGAAATAATGTACACTTTTTTGGCGTACCAATAACGTGAACATGGGGATCGAGCGTCCACTCGATCCCTGGCAGGGGGTACTGATGTATGGATTTAGACTTAGCAAGATGGGGAGCGATTGAACAACTGATACTGGAAGGGATGCAGAGACTTCAGCAAGCCCACCTGATCATGAACCACATTAAGGCTGAGCATGGCCTGATTACAAAGAGTGCCAATGTTGAGCCTGAGTGTGATGAATGAGGTTAGGAGAATAATATGTGGTCACATATAAAAATGGTTACCGGATTCGCCGTGGGTCTATCCTTATTGGCCCTGGCTTTCCTTGTTTTATACCTGGCTCCTGAGAAATGGACCCGCCAAACCACCAATATTTTCCCAAAGTAACACAAATAGAGAGGACTCGTAACCCTCTCTATTTTTTCGATATTCTATCGGGCCTGGGGTTCAGTATAAGAAGCCATAAAGTATTACCTTAAGAGAGGAGAAACCTATGGATTACACAACCATACCTAACGAAACCAACGAGCTAATTAAGTGGCTCGACGTGATGTATCCTGATCGATGTCCGAATCCTGAAGACAGCGAGAGGGAAGTATGGATGAAAGCCGGTGAGCGGCGAGTGGTCAATACATTAATTGCCAAGCTAACGGCTACCGAAGACATGAATTTAAAGGGAGAACAATAATGGGATACGGAACATTATCAAATAGATATGGCGCATGGGTTGCGGAAAAATTCAGCGCCGGCCCTCAGAGAACTGCCAAGGAAGGACGGCGGGAAGAGGATTACCAAACGATCCTGGCTTCCGGAGACACCTCAGGTGAAGATTGGGACCGTACCATTCAGACAAACCTCAAGCAACTCAAGAAAAACTATGCTCCGAGGGGCGATTTTAACGTCAAGGGTATGCACAAAACCGATAAATACCTTTGGGATGCGACCTTTGGTTCGACCAAGGCCGGCGATAGGGCTGTCCGGAAGGCCAACCTTAAGGCTCCTGTTCTGCAAACCACAACCACTTCCGGCGTTAAGCCGAGTGGTGGTGGATACGTCCCCTATTCGACTAAGGTTCAGCAGTCCGATTTTGCCGCCGCTACCGAGAAGTATCAGTCAGATATCCAGGCCATTAGGGGCCACCAACGGCGGTCGAGCATGGCTAAATGGATTGGAGCCTACAACAAAATGGCTAACATCGGAGAACGCACCACTCAATCACAGCGCAGGATGGTACATCGTGAGCGCTTCGCTCAGATGAAAGTTCAAAGTCAGGAGAGAGAAGAACGTGGTGGACGAGCTAAGCTGAAGGCCGGCATATCAAGTCTTGTCATGAACCTATCTGGCTCCGGCTTAAACATCTAATCATGATGGAAAAAGGATCATAAATTATGGAAGGCATCGCAAAAAGTAGATGGGAAAAACTGGATTCAAAAAGGTCCACTCTGTTGGACCGCTGTCGGGTGTGTACGTCCCTGACCATTCCTCATCTGTTGCCACCGCGAGACCTTAAAGAGACTGATCAACTTAAGACCCCATATCAGGGCTTAGGTGCAAGAGCGGTTAATAATCTGAGTGCTAAACTCCTGCTTACTTTGATGCCACCCAATAGCGCGTTCTATCGCCTGGATGTTGATCCGGAAGTGTTGCTCGAGCTTAAAGAACAGATGGGTGACCAGGCTTTCAAAACGAAAATTGAAGAAGCCTTAGCAACTCATGAGAAGATGGGTGTTAAATTGGTAGAGAGAAATGCATACAGGGTCCAGATGTTCAGGGTCCTGCGCTTACTCATATCCACCGGCAATGCACTCATAGAAATGCCAACCAAAAGCGGCAAGCCTGCTGAGGGTAGACTCAAGGTTCACCGGTTGGATAAATATATTATCCGCAGGGGTCCCGAAGGTTCACCGCTTGAGATAATCATTCGAGAAGTACTTAGTCCCGAAGAAATACCTGAAGGGATTGACTACACCAAGGACGAAAAGAAAGATTCAGAAGACGAAGAGATTGAACTCTTCACTCATGCCAAGCGCTCCGGAGATAGGTGGCACGTTCACCAGGAAATCTTAGGCCAAGAAGTTCCCGATACCATGGGTGTCTACAAAGAAGATAACTTTCCATTGCTTCCTTTAACCTGGACTTTAGCAGAAGGAGAGAATTATGGTAGAGGTCACGTTGAAGAGCATCTGGGAGACTTCATGTCTCTGGATGGTTTATCTCAGGCTTTACTTGAAGGCGCGGCGGCAATGGCTAAGGTCATATTCCTTATTTCAACTAATGGGACTACTAATCAGAAGGACTTGATGAAGACTCCCAATGGTGGCTTTGCGAATGGCCGCAAGGAAGACGTTACGGTTCTGCAGGCTGAGAAGTATGCAGACTTTAAAGTTGCCCATGATGAATCACTCCGAATTGAAAGACGCTTAGCTAATTCCTTTCTGCTGAATGACTCAGTACAAAGGCAGGCCGAGCGAGTGACTGCAACTGAAATTCGTTTAATGGCTCAGGAATTAGAAGACGCCTTAGGTGGTGTCTACTCTGTGCTAAGTCAGGAACTGCAGTATCCTTTAGCAGTTCGTATTCTCACCATGCTTCCTAAACTTCCTGCCAAGGTTGCACCGACGATCGTGACCGGCTTCGAAGCATTAGGACGTGGACATGACTTGCAGAAACTTGAGTCATTGATAGAACACATTAAACCGATTGGCGAACAAGCGCTTCAGACGTGGCTCCAGGTGGATGACTACATTGCCAGAGTCTGTGTTGCTTTAGGTATCGACAAGTCCGGTCTTATTACTTCAAGAGAAGAAGTAGAAGCGGCCGCTCAGGCCCAACAGAAGGCGGCTATGATGGAAAAGATAGCTCCTCAATTAGCAGGCTCGGTAGCTGATCAAGCCGCCGGCGGCGATCAAACGGGAGGACAATAATGGCTAAATCAATAAATTGGCTTGATGGACTGAAGGCCATTGGCAAAAGAATTATGGCGAAGCTTGCCATAAAGAAGAAAAAGAAAACTCCGAAGAAGAAAGGCGCAGTCAATACAGATCACATCAAGGCTGAAGCTGATCGTCGGAAGAGACAACAGAAAGCAATCGAAGAAGCAAACAAATAATCGAGAGAGGAGAGAAGTATTACTATGGGAGACGAAGTTATAACACAAAAACTTAGCGAAGGTGACCTGGCGAAGCTTGACATAAGCGAAGGAAATAACTTTGCAAGCCACCAGGTTGGCGGTGACGATCCAGAAGGTAAAAGCTCCATGACCATTAATGTTCCGGTGACCGAAACCGTGGATAAGAATGGTAACAAAATGGTGAAAAAATCTGAAGATGGTCTCGACGTCAACAAGCTATTCGCGGGTAAGTACAAAACCAAGGAAGAGTTTGATAAAGGTATTGTTGCGGCGTTCCATAAGAAACATGGGGACGATGCTGAGGATGCTTACGGCAAACTTTCAGGTGACCTTTCCGGTGACAAAAATATTGATCCAAACGCGAAAGACCCTGATCCTATTGAGAAAAAGGTTGACAATGATGATACCAGGACTGACGCTCAGAAGGCCGCTGATTCAGCTAAAGAAGTTGCTGACAAGGAAGCCGAAGCGGCAAAGGCTGACAAGCCCCTGGACGATCGGTTCTCAGATATCAATCCCCACATGGAAAAGTTCGTCACCGAATGGACCGATGATGGAGCGCTGTCAACCGAGAGTTACGGCCTGCTCGAAAAGGCCGGTTACGATCGAGCTACCGTGGATACTTATCTCACGGGTATCCAAGCTCAGCAAAAAGAAATCTACGACAAGGTCGGCGGCCAGGACAACTTTGGTCAAATGGCTGAGTGGGCTTCTGAAAATGCTTCGAAGGATCAAATCGAATTGTTCAATGATGATATGAACTCAGGGAATAAGGCCAAGATGCACCGCGCAGTCGAGACGATGCGTAACCTATTCGTTGCCAAAGAAGGTGGCTTTGCTCCCAAAACTCGTTTAAGTCCGGAAGGCGGCGAAATCAATACTGGTGTCGCGGGTTATACGCATCCGGATCAGTTCAAGAAAGATCAAGCGAATCCTCTTTATCAAACGTCCTCAGAATTTCGGGCGCAAGTTAAAGACAAACTAAAACGCGGTTCAATTTAAATGAAGTGGGACGGCAAGGGGGCAACTCCTTGACCAACCCCACCTTGATTAAAATGAGAGGGCCAGGCATGGCTTGGGTTGCTACCCAGGAATTAACTTGCAGACCCTCTAAACTTATCCATCCGGACGGTGCAAATCTTGTACTGTCCTCTCCTCTCTAAACGGGGGATAGGTGTACAGTTCTGGATTCAACTCCGGAACTCGCTTATCCCCCACCTCTCTAACTAAATGAAAAGCCCTACCTATTGACCCGAGGGTCATGACAGGATGGACACCTTTAAGTGAAGGCAGAGATTATCAAGAGGACGTCACATCAATATTAACCTCTAACATTACAAACTCACTTAAAGGAGATATACCTATGTCTGCAGGAAATCCGACTTGGTTAGGCTCTGACAATGACTCCACCCCGACCGGAGACGCAGAAGAGCGCGCTCTGTTCCTGAAAATGTACTCGGGTGAAGTGGTCACCGCCTTCGAAAAACACACCCTGATGCTCGACAAGCACAATGTTCGAACCATCAAAAACGGCAAGAGCGCGCAGTTTCCGGTTATTGGCCGGATGCCTGACGCCGCTTATCATGTGCCTGGCGCTGAAATTCTCGGCCAGGACATTCTCCACGGCGAAAGAGTCATTTCGATCGATCGTCTTCTGATCTCCCACATCTTCATCGATGACTTGCAGGATGCCATGAGTCATTTCGAAGTGCGTGGTCAGTACTCAAGCATGCAAGGCCAGAAGCTTGCCGAAACTTTTGACAATCATGTCATGAGAGAAGCAATGCTCGGAGCCGCCGCTTCCGCAACCGTCACCGGTTTAGACGGTGGACTTATCACGACTGATGCCAATTTCGATCATGGTACTGCCGCGACCAAGTTTATCGCCTGGGAAGATGCCATCTTTGAGACCGCCGAAAACTTTGACAACAAGTTCGTACCGGCCGAAAGATACTGTATTCTGAAACCGGCAAATTATAACTTCCTTCTGCGTTACGTTTCGAGCGCCGGTTTCTCGGCGATTAATCGGGACTATCGTGGTGAAGGTTCTTACGCTGACGGTAGCATCATCCGTATCGCAGGCATCGACCTGATCAAGAGTCCGATGCTTCCGGTTGCTGATTACTCCGGCGAGGACTTTCATGCAATCAATACGCTTCTGGTGCGTGGCCTTTGCTTCGCCAAAGATGCTGTTGCGACCGTGAAACTTCTGGACCTGAGCTTGCAGAGCCAATGGGACATCAGACGCCAGGGTACGCTTATGGTAGCACGTTACGCCATGGGTCACGCCTATCTGCGTCCCGAGTCCTGTGCGACCTTTAAAGACACCGCATAAAGATAGCGGTTAAAACCTTAGAATCTGAAGGTTAACCCAAGGGGTAGGTAAGTGTTGACGCAGTTTGCCACTTGCTTGCCCCTTTTTTTCAATGAGTGAAAACGGGAGACTAATTATGTTATATGCAAATGATCTTTATTTTGTTGCCAATGGTCAGCTCCGGAAGTCAGGTGGACATCCCCTGAGATACTCCGGTATGGTTGCAAAGGTTCTGCTTGGCGAAGACTCCACTCTTGGAGCGATCGTCCGACCTTCCAATACTGACTCAGCTTTTATGATGTGCCTTGCGACCGTGGGTGGAGTCATTGCCCCTGGAATCGCAATGCTTCTGGAAGCGAAATTGGATACTCAGTATGCTCTGGCCCTGTTCAAAGGCCACGTTGATTACAAACCATGGGCAACCGCACCTATCTTGGGCGCTGTCAAAGCCACCACGACCTTAACGGTTGACGGTAATGTGGCCCAGGACGATGAGTTCAATATCAATGGTAAAGTCTATGCCGTCACTATCGATGGTGCGGCTATTACCAAATCGGCCACCATGTTGGTTGCTGATGCCCTTCACAATCTTGTTGTGGTTGATTGTGATAGCGTTGCCAAAGCTGACTTTCAGTCTGCCTTTGATCCTATCCTTGCCATAGCAAATCCTGAGATTGAAATCACGACTGCCTGGAACTCTGATGATCTGGTTATCTCAGCCGTTGAAGCAGGCGCATTAGCCAATGGTTATCTCACCACGAAGACCACCGGCGCTAACATAGCGTTTACCGGAAGTGTCTTTGCGAGTGGTGCAGGAACCGGAAACATCTATCTTGAAGAAGGCGCGACCGCCGGTCTCTTCAGCTTAACCGCACCTGACACGCAAAATGATGTGGTTCAGGTACTGGGTCAGGCTCTCACGCCGCGATCCATTTTCTTTAACCCTGTCACAGATTACGACCTTGTGCCTTAAACGAGTGAAAGTAAAGGAGATTTAATTATGAGTATGATTAATGGTGGAATGTATTTTAAAGCCAACGGACAAATCCGCACCGCCAAGACCAATGGTATTGGTGAAGTCGGAATCCTTAAGCCTGACTTGCTGTACTCCGGCATGGTAGGCCAAATCAAAATGGGCGAGACCGCCGTAGTTGGTGACCTTGTCTATCCGAATAGCACCGAGCAGGAGTTCATGCTTGCTGATCCGACCCAGGCCGCAATCAAAGGGCCTGCAAATGCAATCCTTCTGGAACCAGGCGTAAACGGCGAGTTCTCTCTGGCCCTTTTCGAAGGTTACATGAAGTATGATGCATGGTTGACCACCGAGTATATGGCTTCTAAAGCCCGAATGGACTTGGACGTGGGCGATGTTACCGTGGACGCTCAGACCATTACCATGAACACCGCCGTTTATGGCAACGATATTGCTGATGATGGTATCGTGGCAGGCTCAGACTTTGTTCTGGTTCCTGCGAGTACGTCTCTGGCGCATTTTAAAGCCGCCTTCACCAAAGCAATAGTGAACGCCGAACTTGCGGCGCTTACCGTTGATCCGATGGTGCGAATTGAGACTGATTGGGCCACCGACATTCTGGCCTTCATTGCTGTCAATGCCGGTATAGGTCCGAACTCGTTTCCGATGGAAGAGACGTTCACCAATGGTGCATTCACTTCAGCTACCTTGCTTGGTGGAACTGACGCCGGAATTGTGTACGCCGGTGATGTGGGGAAACCCGCATGTGTCGCTTCTATCCCTGCAACCACGAATGATATGGTTCAGGTTATTGGTTATTCGCTCAGTCCGACCGAGCTGATGTTTCGACCGATCACCGACTATGATCTTTCTGCATAATCTTTACCTCACAGGGGAACGCAAAGACCCAATCGGGAACTTGCGTTCCCCTTTTTTTCACAAAGGAGACTAAAATGGCACTTAACTTCACTCCAATCACCGAATTAGAAGCTGTCAATGTGATGCTTCAGGGTATCGGAGAGATGCCGGTCAATGCTGTACCGGCCGCCGGCGTATCAGATGCTTCAATAGCTCAGGATATGCTCCATAGAACAAGCCGCCAGGTTCAAGGCATGGGCCTGAAGTGTAACTCTGATTATGAATATGCTATCAGTCCGGACGTGGATGGTTATATCAACATACCTTCTAATGCGCTCAGGGTTGAATCATATTACCGATATAATGACTATGCAGTCAGGGGGCGCAAGCTCTATGATCGTAAGAAACAAACCCTGATTTTCACTCAGAAAGTTTATGTCGATATCGTTTTCTTCCTGACCTACCTGGAATTACCCGAGCATGTCAAGAATTATATCGTCATTAAATCTTCCAGAAAGTTTCAAGCAGAAACCGTCAGTTCACCTATCCTATTCCAGTTCTCTGAGCAAGAGATGTTCGAAGCAAAAGCAGAGATGATCCGGTGGGAACTGAACAAATCTGATGACTCACTTCTGGACTCACCCTTTATCCGAAACATTGTAAGTAGGAGAGCATAATGACTTTGCGATCAGACGCCATACCTGGATTTCATAACGGTATCAGTCAGCAGGCTCCGGCCAACCGCAGGCCCAACCAGGGTGAACTGCAGGAAAACGGCCTGGGTACTCTTGTGGACGGCCTGATGCAGAGACCTGGAACCGAACATTTAGCCGTCCTCACTTCTAATGCGGTAGGCGGTGCTTTTGTCCACATGATCAATCGAGACGTGGATGAAAGATATATCATTATCTTAACCGGAGTTGTCGCTGAGCCTATCGAAATATATGACCTGGCCGGCGCAAAGAAGACTGTTCAGTTCGGGACCCTGGACGAAGACAATGTTTTCTCCGTGGACAACGCACACAAAGCCTATGCTGTGCCATGGACTCCCACCGTACTCACCAATGGAACCTTTGACGCCGATGCTTCTTGGAATAAGGGCGAAGGATGGACGATCGCTTCCGGTGCGGCTGATTGTAGTGGCGCTCAGGGTGGGGACACTTTCTTAAATCAAGTAGCCGTAACGGTTGGTAAAACTTATTTAATAACCTTCTCTATAACGGAGTACACCGCCGGAGAAGTCACCCCTCAATGTGGAAATACGGGTACTGGTGTAGGAACGGCAAGGTCGGCCGTCGGCACTTATCAGGAAATGGTAGTAGCCGAAGGCAATACCGTCTTTTACATGAAAGCAAACTCGACTTTTGATGGTAAAATTGACAACATAGTCTGTCAAGAACTTGATCTCGATGCCAATCCTTCTGAGGTATTCAAGGCAGTTACGGTTGCCGACAATACCTTTATAGTTAACAACCGAGTCACCACACTATTAACATCTGCCGTCAATGAGGACACGGTTGATAGTCGGGTTCAAACCTTTGCTGAACTTCCTGGCGCTCCCGCAGACAATGATGTTGTCGAGATTACAGGCGATGACGTTACAGGGTTTGACGATTGGTGGGTTAAATATGATGATGCGGATGATGTTTGGGACGAGACGCTTAAGCCTGGAGTATCTCTGGGCGAGTTTGTGGACTACTCAATGCCATACAGATTGGTCCGTATGAGTGACGCAACCTTCACTTTTGCTCCATGTGTGTGGCAACAGAGAACCATTGGCGATGAAAATTCCGCACCGACGCCGTCACTCGTTAATCAGACAGTAAGCAATGTGTTCTTTTTCAAGAATCGCCTGGGCTTTCTTTCCGAGGACAATGTGGTCATGAGCAAGACCGGTGATTACTTTAACATGTACTCTGATACCGCCTTAGATGTACTGGACTCTGATCCGATCGACGTGTCAGCGACCTCTAAGCAGATCGAAATTTTACGATCGGTGGCTATATTTGATAAGTCTCTCATCCTGCTTGCGGATCAACAGCAGTTTGACTTCAGTTCAGGAGACCAGGGCTTAACGCCGACCTCAGTAGCGATCACTCCAACCACAAGATTTAACATTTGTCAGCTCTGCGAACCTATCACAGCAGGCCCGAATGTTTATTTCATTTGCCCGAAGACTGACTTCGCAACCGTCAGGGAGTACTTCATTCAGCCTGACTCACTTCTGAATGATGCCGCCGATGTGACTGCCCATGTTCCTAACTATATTCCTATGGGTCACATCCAGTTGGCCGCATGTAATTCTCTGGATACCTTAATGGTTCATTCGGACTCTGACCCATGTTGCATTTACGTCTATAAATACTTCTGGACCGGCGAAGAGAAAGCTCAATCAGCCTGGTCGAAGTGGATATTTGATGGGGAAATCTTAGGCATAGGCGTTATTAATACGATCGCTTACCTTGTGGTTAAGTATGACACCGAGATATGCCTGGAGAAGATGGAGGTTGAGAACGTCAATACCGGAGCTTTGGACTTTCGGGTGTACTTGGATAGGCTTGTAGATATCCAGGGGTCATACGATGAGGAAACTGAAATTACCACGTTCACGTTGCCTTATGAAATTGACACCGACGAAGAGAGAATGACGATCGTTGCGCCGGCAACCGGCCGACCGCTGATTGGGTTTGACGTTGAAGATGCCACATCCTTAACCATTAGCGGGGATTATTCAGCTCTCACTTACCATATTGGTTTGGGGTATACGTTTCGCTACCGGCTGTCTGCTTGGTATCTTAGGGACAACCAGGGCCAGGCCAAACTGGTGGGACGCCTTCAGGTACGAACTCTCACGCTCAATTTTGAAGACACCGGATATTTCAGGCTCGAAGTTACGCCGGCCGGTGGATCATATCGAGAGACGATGACCCATGAGTTCACAGGCGCGATCATTGGTTCTTCTGTTTTAGGAGATGCAACCCTACATTCAGGTGAACAACGCCATTTAATCCTGAGCCGGAATACCGAGGTTCAAGTTGACATCGTAACTGACTCATATTTACCGGCGGCCTTTCAGACAGGATCGTGGGAAGGCGTGTATTATCCACGAGGTAAAGAATAAACTGCACACTAACATTCTAAATGTTATCGAGAGGAGAGACCAATGGGTATGTGGAGAACAATGGATGCCAAGTTATTTCCTGATTGGCAGATAGATGCAATAGCAGAAAACCTTATCCGAGAGGAAGACCGCGCAGAACTCACGGCCTACTCAGGGTTGTCTGCCGGTGAAGCTTTGTGTGAAGCTGTTGAAAGCGAAGGACGTTCCTGGCTTATCTTTGACAAGTCACAGGGACTCATTGCTGTATTCGGTGTTCACGAATCGCAAATAGTGAAAGGTGGGGTTATCTGGGCGGTGCTTACACCCGACTTCATGAACTGCCTGGACGAGTTTAACAAGCTGAGCAAAATCATTCTGGATCATTGGCTTGATAAGTATGGTGTCCTCAGCAATTACATTGATGTGCGAAATAAATCTCATGTGAGGTGGCTTGAATATTTAGGTTTCACTTTCGAATTTAAGGGTATCATTGTTAATCAGGTACTCTTTCAGCTATTTCATAAAGAGAAAAAGGAGAATTAATATGTGTGGACCCGCTGCACCCGCGATAGCGATGATGGTTATAATGGCCGCAGGAGCCGCTATCGATCAACATCAGAAAGGAAAAGCAAGAGATGCCGCTCAAGATGCCGCAGACGAACAGTCTAAGCTTGCTCGAGAAGCGGAAGAGAATCAGTTGGCGGCTTTGGATGAGCAGTTGGCCCAGGAAACTGATAAGACTGAAGTAGCAAAACTCGAAAGGACTCGCCAGGCCCTCAGGGAGCGCGCGAAGATACGAGTTGCCGCTTCTGAATCAGGAGCCTTTGGCAATGTCACCATTAAAGAACTCTCAGCCGCTCATATTGGCGAAGGGTATGATAGGGGAATCCTTGATTACAACCTACGCGCAACCGCTGATCAAATTGCCCGTCAGCAAAGGGGCGTTAGAACGACTACGAAACGAGACATCGCAAGTCAGAAAGCCGGTATCCCGTTGTCAACTCCAACCTGGATGCAGGGTCTAAACATTGGATTAGCAGGGGCTAAGGGTTACTTTGCCGGTGGTGGAGCCGGTGGAAGTGGGGCAGGAACCACCACAAGTACTGCAACCCCAAGACCCCATATACCCGCACTATAAAACTCCGAGGAGAATATAATGCCACGACAAGCACGAATTAAAGCAAGCAAACGGTCGGCCATTAGGCAACAGGACGTATTCGAATACGGTCCTCAGGTTCAGCCCAAGGCTCGGCCGGTAAAAGTAAGAACAGACGTCCGACCGCAGAGCCAGGCAGGCGGCGCACTTAACGCTTTAGCCGAAGGTCTCAGTCTAATTGAAGACACTATCCCTCTATGGCAACGAGCCAAAGCCGCTGATGAAAAGAGACATAAGGCTGAGGGTAAGACAGCGGCCGGCCGTGGTGACAAATTAAATGAAGATGCCACCGAAGCTTTCATCGAAGGATACGAAGAGATTACCGGCGCAGGCGAAGGGTATCTCCAGTTGCAAGGGATACTCAATGAAGTCGCGCAGAAGAACGCCGGCTCAACTCTTCAGCAGTTTGACACTCAGCAGGATCAGGCTATCAAGCAGTTCTTTGGTGGTCGGTCAGACGCCTTCATTCGAGGAGCGCTCCCAGGTGCAATCAGTTTACAGAAAGAATACCGCAGGGGCCACATTGAGAAGCAGAACGCTGAGTTCGAAATGGACAAGCTTTCAAAGACCAGGTCCCTTATGGAGTCTGCCATTACTCAGACCATTAAAGAGGAGCCTGAACAACTTGATGTGGCACTCCGCGGAGTCCTCAGCGTACAGCAAGAGATGGGCAAGGACCCGCTAATGGGACACCACAGATCAGTTTCAACCATGCAGATGGTCACCTTAATGGGTAACCGAGCGGTTGATAGTGCCAATGAAGACCTGATGGACTTTGCCGACTTGAAAGGTCCAGGCGGTCTGCGAGTGATTGACAACGCAGTAGCCGCGAATAAGGTCCGACAGTTCAGAGAGTCTGCCAGAGCCGAGCTAAACCGGCGCGAGAAAGCTAATGAGGGTAAGGCAGAAAAAGCTAAAAAGGATGCCAAGGTTGCTATTAATGTGAAGATGACTGAAATTATTGATGCCATTGGTAACCCTCAGGCTACCGAAGCACAGCGAGTTGAATTGATTAAAGGGGCCTACCAGATGCTCAATGAAGGCGAAGACGCCGGAATGTTTACCCGCGCAGAGTCCTCACATCATCGTGATGAACTCGCGGATGTACACGGAGTTGACGGTATATGGGCTGAGCGAGATAATGTAGACCGCAAAATTCAGGCCCTAACCTTTGCCATTCAGGACCCCGAGAAGCTGACCGATAAGTATTTGTCAGAACTTAAGCTCGACCTCACTCGCTCTTCATACGAAGAAGTGTTTAAGGCAATGGCCGCTACTGAAAAGCGCAGACAAACTCAGGCACATAAGAAAGGCCCGAGAGAGCTTCACTTTGACGAGCAGAGAAAGGTGTCACAGAATATAGTGAACAAGAAAAATCCATACACCAATATGGCTATGTTTGACAAGGGCGATGAACGGGAACGAGCCTTCAATACCCAAGTGATTAAAGCCATGCGCGGATGGTTGGCCCAGAACAAAGGCAAGTATCCGGATGAGGACCAGGTGGACGAGATTATGGCGGTGGCCGTTGAAGCGGCTTTTAAGATAGTACCACAGTCGCTGACCGCCGGAGTTCCTAAGGTAGTCGCGGAGTCCGGCAATGGTGTAAGGATGCCTGGCGCTCCCAAAGTTGAACCTCAGGAGAAACGCATTGAAAACCTTAACTCACAGTTGGATGGGCTTGTCGATGTCGAAGAGGACACAACCATCTTACAGGATGCAAAAGAATCAGGAGACTAAAAAATGGCAGAAGACTTCGATCAAGAAAACCCTGCGGGGTTTGTCGAGGACGAACAGGTAGACCTTGAAGAAAGCCAGGAAACTACCCGCCCCGACAACTTGCTCGCATACGATCCCATGGAAGTGAAAGAGATGCTCCACTATGGCACAGTCACGGCCGATCAGGTCGAGCAGTATGTGGCATATAAGGATATGAAGAAGAACGGCCCGAGGGCCATGAAAGCTTCGAGTGTAAAGACTCTTCTCAATATGGGGCTGTTCTCTGAAGATCAAACTGAAACTTTTATCGATTATAATAAATCACCAAAATGGTGGACCGCTAAGGATATTGGAAAGGCGGCTATCAATGGTGTCATTAATTTTGGACAGTTCATGGGAGATGCCGCTCACGCAATGAGCTTCGAAGGTATCTTGCGGGGCGAAGGGTTACCCGAAGCCTTGAAAACCAAAGCCCATAAGTATCTGGAAACCAAGCTCAGGGGTCCCGAGACGTTGCCCAAGTTTGATGATCCGGAATCCACCGTTGGAAAGATTGTCGAGGTGGGTGTGGAGTTTTTAATACCTTTTGGTGTTGCGCGCAAAACGATCCAGGTAATGAAGTTGGTTCCTGGTCTTATCAGTAAGTTCCCCAGGATAGCAGGACAGTTCCCAAAGGCCGCGAAGTTCATTGAGTATACCATGGGCGATACGATCGCAGGAGCGGCCGCTGACGCCACGTTTGACCCTTATGGTGGGCGAGCGTCTGACCTTTTTATAGAGCATGGAATCATGCCCGAATTTCTTGAGTTCCTTCAGACTAATCCTGACAATCCGGAATACATCGAAAGGTTCAAGAACGTACTGGAAGGTGCAGGACTTGGCCTGGCGATCGACGGCATCCTGTTTGGCTCCAAATTGTTAAAGAAGTTTATCTGGGAAAAGAGCATGATGGATAGCATGAAGGTTGCTGACGAAGTGACTGAAAAGTTTGGACTATTCATGAGTCTCAAAGAACAGAGAGCCAAGCCTAAGAAAGTTAAAACCACCGTCGAGCGCTTTCAAGAAGCCGGAGTGCCGGACGAAACCATCGAAGCCGGCCGAGCTGTCCCTGAAGAAGCTATCCGACCGGAAGTTACCTTGAAAAATATCACGTCTGCCTTCGATGCACTCAAAGATATCAAGGCCGATATTGCCGGTGAAGCAGTAGAAGTCGGTAGTCAGGCCGGTTCAATAGCCCGATTAATGGAAGAAGCGGGTGGAAATACCGCTATGGTGGCAAAACACGTCTATCAAAACTCCGAAGATATGATCGATATCGCCAGAGGGGGTCCAGTTAGGTACGACAAACAGGGCAAACCCTTCCGGAAATCTCGCAAAGAAACTCAGAAAGGCTCCGAAAATGTCCTAAAAGGATTTGCAAGAGCCGCTCAGAAGACTGAGAAAACCATGCAGATTCAGATGCTTAGCGAGATGGAGAAGTTCGGCGTCGCAACTGGTAAGATGGATGAAGTTGTCCGAGCCTTCGACCAGTACTTTGTTCAGTACGCCGATGAAGTCGGGGCTATGGCTAAGCAAATCGTGGACCCGAAGACGGCCACATCTTTCACAGATGAGCTTAAAGTCCTCGAGCATCTCAAAGTTCTCCAAGAGATGCAGTCCCACGTTCTCGGGATTCGTTCCGATATCGGCAGGACACTTGGTCAGTATAATCTGGATTGGATGGCAACTCGCTTTGATTTTGATAGTCTTCCCACAGAAGCTATCTCAGATATCGCGGCTGACCGCGCGCATGAAGTCCGGAACATTGTCAACTCATTTGCCAAGGCCAAGAAACATGGAGACAAACTTAAGATTGCTCGGTACACCGGAAGAAACAAATGGTTGGCCGGCACTCTTGAATTTATGCAGTCGAATTTACTTTGGAATCCTGGTACTCAGCTTGTCAATTTAATTGGCAACATGTCCACTCAGCTCTATGATGGGATGCTTAGGCATTTCGCCGTGACCGCCGATGCAATCATTAGCGGTGACATGGGCCGTATGCTTGAACTGGTGGAGTTCTATAAAGGAATAGGCACAGGCATTTCAACGTGTTTTAAAATTAAAGGTTTAGCAAAATGGGCGAGTGACACCACTAAAGCCAACTGGAAGAACGTGGAGTTTGGCCGAGTATTCAAAGCCTTTTCAACTGGCGAAGGTCAATTAGATCAGATGGTTAAGTTGGAAGGTCAGCTTGGTGGTGGTATGGAAGCAATGGCAGAAGCACTTCATTTGCCTAAGATTCTTTCGATGCCTATTATCAGGACCATTCAGTTACCGTTCCATGCCCTGACCGCCGGCGATGAGATATTCAAGAACATCGGATATTTCTCTGAGCTAAACTCTCTTGTTTTTAGAGAAGGTCGCAAGCTTGGTAAGAAGGGTGACGATTTTAAGCTGTGGGCGAAAACAGTTATGGAAGACGTCCCTGCTGATCTTCATTATGAAGCACTTAACCGCGCGAGATACCTAACCTTCCAAGATGATTTTGGAACTGGCACTATCACCAAAAAGATGAACGAAGCTTTGAATACCAATTACGGTATGGTGGTTAAGATTGGCGCAATCCCGTTCTTTAAGATTGCAGTCAACATCACCAAGTACGCCGGACAGCATAGCGCTTTGGGTCTTTTAGGTAATAAGTTCTGGGCTGATTGGGCGGCCGGTGGAGTCAAAAGATACGAAGCCATTGGTCGAATTACAACCGGAAGTGCCATAATGTTAGGCGCGGCGCAACTCTATGACGCGCAGTTGATTGTTGGTAGAGTTCCCCCAGGACAGCAGGATGCCTGGAATCAAGCCGATATTCAACCGTATTCTTTCAGGTACGGTGACAAATGGTACTCGTATGATCGCTTCGATCCTTTTGGCATGCTCTTAGGAGCGGCCGCTGACATAGGGCTTCTGCAAGACATCTATAAGTATAACGAAAATGTACCCAAGGATATGGAACTGGACTTGCTCACAAACCTAATACTGACGATGTCTGAGCCGGTGCTTAACAAAACCTGGATGACAGGAGTAGGCGATATACTTAACCTTATCCTGCAGGCAGACCGGACAAATCCTTCTAAGCAGGCGATCAAACAACTGGAGAAGTTCTTTCCAGGGACTACCGGCTTCGAGTGGTTTCAGCAGAACTTCAATGACACTCACATCCGCGAGTTGAATAAGGTATCAGATATCCTTTGGAAAAAGATTGATCCAAAAAGACTGATAGCCAAGCGTCATAATGTTTATGGTCATGAAATTCAACGTGACCCGAGACTTGGTTATGTGGTTAAGGTTCGATCGATGGACGATGATGTCATGGTAGAAATGGCTAACGTACAGGCGAACATGAAGAAAATCTCTGACAAGGTTGGTGGTGTACAACTGGAGCCGGAAGAGTACGCCAAGCTGAATGACATCGTTGCTCAGATGCCCATAAGGGAAATCCTGGCAGAAGTAATTAACTCCCAGGAATATCAGAGTATTCAATCGCATCCCCTCAAAGCTGAAATGCTGAAAGGCATTGTGAATAATATGCGGGGAGCCGCCAGGGGTATTTACATCTCAGGCAGTACGGAAGTCCAAGAAGATATCATCGAAAGGGCAAAGCGAGATGCCTACAACATTGTGTTTGCGACGGCCGAGAACAACGCAGTCAAAGCACTCTATCATCAGTTCAATATAAAAGGAGAATAAATAATGCCGTACTCATGGGATGAATATGAAGGTGATGGTTCAACAGTCATATTTACTGTCACCTTCCCGTATATCAAGAAAGCCGATGTAGACTTAACCGTCGATGGTGAATCAGTTGACTTCAGTTGGCCCACCACGGCCACCGTCGAAGCTGATGTCGCACCTGGTAATGGGACGGTTGTCATAGTTGTGAGAACGACTGACAGAGAAACCCGTGAGGTTGACTTCACTTCAGCTTCACTTTTGGACGAAGAGACTTTGGATAAGGATTCCAATCAGATATTCTTTCTGGCTCAGGAAGCGTTCGACTTGTCAATTGCCGGTATCCCTTATGACGCCGGCGAAATTGCTTATGATGTTGATGGTTCTCGGATCATCGGCCTTGCGCCTGGTGTGGATGCTGATGATGCAGTACGCATTGATCAGATCAGTACATACCTGACCGATGCTCAGACTGCACAAACCGCCGCCGAGACAGCTCAGGGTTTAGCAGAAGATGCACAAGGCTTAGCCGAAACAGCTCAGGGAAACGCCGAGACCGCCGAAGGAAACGCCGAGGGATGGGAATCATTGGCCGAAGAGTGGGCCGAGAATCCTGAGGACGATGCAATCACCGGCCACCCAGGTCAGTACTCAGCGCTTCATCATAGTGCTAAAGCCCAGGCAGATTTGTCCGATAAAGCCAATCTGGTTGTCACTCCGGTTGACGGTAACTTGCTTCAGATGGATGAGAATGGGGACCTTGAAGACTCCGGAATACCAACGGACGAGGTTCGGATTGCTAATCATTGGGATGCACATTTAATAGAACACATTGAAGGTACAGAAGCCTGGATTTCTATTGGAGATAGAATGCACTTCCAATACAACGGGCAGGATACTCTTAACTGGTCTAACCAACAGCATCGCACAAACGATACGGCATCCGCTACCAGAATCATGATAAACGGGACTCAATATGCTGTCCAAACCACAGCCAATAATAGCTATACTGCCTTCAACGGGTCAGAAAGTATTGTCGCTTTGGGTTTGACGATTGGTGTTATTTACGAATTTGACTTGCAACATCGTAAGAATGATGGTGATGCAGGAAACGCGTACTGTCGATACTTTAAAGTTTGGATGACTGATTAAAAGGAGAATAAATAATGGCGTATTCATTTACAGAGTACGAGGGGGACGGCAGTACAGATGTTTATTCTGTTCCCTTTCTTTACATTAAAAAGGACGATGTGACCGTAACTGTCGAAGGCGAAGAGGTTACCTTTACCTGGCCGACCGACGCTACGGTCCTATTGGATGCGGTTCCGGATAATGGAGACGCAATTATTGTCCGGCGTACAACCGCCAGGGACGCGAGAGTGGTTGACTTTACCAACGCCGCATTATTGGACGAAGCTACTCTCGACAAAGATTCAAATCAGATGTTCTTTATCAGTCAGGAAGCCTTTGATGTTGTGTTAAATTCTTTGAATTATGATTTTGATGAAGGCGCATACGACGCCAACAGCAAACGAATCATAAACCTTGCTGATGCGATAGATGCTACCGATGCAGTCAATTTGCAATCTTTGGTAGGGACAGTATCCCCGTTTGTGGACGCATGTGAAACGGCACAAACCGCCGCCGAAGCCGCTCAGGCCGCCGCAGAGACAGCTCAAGGTTTAGCTGAAACTGCTCAGGGCCTATCCGAAACTGCTCAGGCCGCTTCTGAGACCGCACAAGGTTTATCGGAAGACGCCAAAGACGCATCAGTCATAGCCCAAGGCTTAGCAGAAGATGCTCAGGCCGCCGCTGAAAACGCTGAAACCAACGCGCTGTCCTCAGAGCAAGATGCTCAGACGGCTCAGGGTTTGGCAGAGACCGCTCAAGGTTTAGCAGAATCTGCACAAGCATCCGCTGAAAGTGCCGAAAGTGGCGCTGAGGTGGCAGAAGCTAATGCCGTGACTGCTAAGAATCAAGCCGTTGCCGCCGCCGTGGCTTCTGAGATTGCACAGGGATTATCTGAAGATGCACAAGCCGCTTCCGAGACCGCTCAAGGCTTAGCTGAAACTGCACAGACCGCCGCAGAGACAGCTCAGACCAACGCCGAGACTGCTGAAACTAATGCTGAGACAGCGCAGGGCCTGGCCGAGACAGCCCAAACAGCCGCTGAAACTGCCGAGACCAATGCCGAGACAGCCCAAACAGCCGCTGAAACTGCCGAGACCAATGCAGAGACAGCTCAGGCTAAAGCAGAAGATTGGGCGCAGGAAATTGAAGACACCGAAGTGGAAGCCGGACAGTATTCCGCGCTCCATCATAGTGCCAAAGCCAATGCCCAAAGGGTCCTGGCCGAAACTGCAAAGACAAACGCCGAGACCGCAGAGACCAACGCTCAGTCTTCAGAAGATGATGCTGAAACTGCACAGGGATTAGCCGAAGCCGCTCAGGCCGCCGCTGAGACTGCCGAGCAAGGAGCCGAAGATGACGTGGCGTTAACCAATGCTGACGTGGTGACCACACATGCCGATGTTGTATTGACCGGTATAGACGTGGGGCTGACCGGCGATGATGTTGCAATCACCAATCAGGATGCAATCGATACGGCGGCCGATGTTGTATTGACCGGTGTAGATGCCGCCGATGCTGATGCCGATCGTATCCTTGCAGAAACCGCGAGGACAGGCGCGGAGACCGCTGAGACAAACGCCGAGACAGCTCAGGGCTTATCAGAAGACGCTCGAGACCTATCCGAAGCCGCTGTGGCCGGTGCTGAGACTGCTCAGGGCTTATCAGAAGACGCTCGAGACGCATCAGTTGTAGCGAAAGACCTTGCTGTGACCGCTCAGGGAGATGCCGAAACTGCCGAAACCAATGCTCAGTCTTCAGAAGATGATGCTGAGACAGCTCAAGGTTTAGCAGAATCTGCACAAGCATCCGCTGAAACTGCTCAGGCTAAAGCAGAAGATTGGGCGCAGGAAGCCGAGGATGTTGAAGTTGAAACAGGGGAATACTCCGCGCTTCATCACTCCGCTAAAGCCGCCGGTATTGTAGCCGCCGCCTTTGGTGACGCCGACTTTGTTCAGTTTAATACTGAGTATTCAGACGGTCAAGCTGAAGGTAAACTGCAATGGAACGCCGAAGATGGAACCCTTGAATATGGTCTACCTGGTGGAAGTGTTAATCTTCAGGTTGGTCAAGAGCATGTAGTCAAAGTTCGTAACATTACGGGTTCACTAATTCCGGATGGTACGCCGATTTATTTTGCCGGCTCTTCAGCTAATCGACCGTTGATTGCTAAAGCAGATGCAACAGAGGAAGCAAAGCATCATGTTGAAGGTATGACCACAGAAGACATTGCTGATAACTCAAATGGCTACGTCACCTTCCATGGCCTTGTGCGGGGTATTGATACAGACCATCTTACAGAAGGTGCTGACGTTTGGCTTGATCCCGCAACTCCTGGCACGATGACTGACACACGGCCTACCGCGCCGGACTTTATAGTAATGCTTGGGCATTGTATTGTTAAACATGCTGATACTGGAATGATTTTGGTACATACCGAGCCTGCGCTTAAAGTGATGGAGAATGAAGATGTCTTATTTGATGCTGATCCGGATGACAATGAAATCCTGAAATGGAGTGAAGCAAATAGCCGGTTCGAACTATATAGTCTTACCGACCTGATTGATGGTGGAGACACCACGCTTCATGACCATGATGGAATATCGGAGAACTCAGCCGCTCGACATGCTGAGAGTCATGATATTGTAGACCATGATACCGAAGCAACCGGCACAGAGTTGAATACCCTGACGGGTGGTGGAGACACAACTCTCCATGACCATGCCGGTATATCGGAGAACTCAGCCGCGCGACATGCCCAGAGCCATAACATTGCTTCCCATTCAGATGTTTCGGACGCGACGGGTGCAAACCTTGAAACCCTTACAGGTGGTGGTGATACCACGCTTCATGATCATGCCGGTATCTCCGAGAATAGTGCCGCGCGACATGCGGCGTCTCATGACATTGACTCCCATACTGGTGGTGACTTGGAACTGGACTCTCTCGTTATGGCCGGAAGTATTGAACTGGAAGATGGACTTACTCTTGCGGATGTAACAGGATCGGGGCTTATTATTCCCGTTACGGTAGATACCGCCGGTTGGGTTGGCTCTTTGATGTGCTTAGCCGCAGACGGTCATTGGGATTTAGCCGATGCTGACGCCCTTGCAACCTCTCGTATGGTAGGAATAAGCCTTGCAACGGGAACTGGGGCGAAGAAGATTCTGCTTAAAGGGTTTGTTCGTAATGACTTATGGGGATTTACGGCCGGTGATATTGTGTACAATCACGTCACCCCAGGTGGCATTGGGTCAACCGCGCCGTCTGGAAGTGGTGATATTGTTAAGGTGATTGGCTACGCAATACATGCAAAAATAATATACGTCGATCCTTCACCTGACTTCGCGGAGGTATTATAATGGCTACCATATCAAAATGGAACGGGATTGATATCGCCGATATGGCTACGTTTAGTGGAGTCGATACCACTTCCTTGGCGAAGATAAACGGTTTGGATGTTGAGCTTGTGCCTTATGAGATCAGTCAAAGCGCAATGTTTAGTAGCGTGTCAGGAACCTATATGTCTAAAGGCGCCCACGGTGCTGACGGTTACGGTGTTAGTGGTTCAATTTCATTTTGGCATAAAATGTCGAAGCTTAATCTTTATCGGACCTGGTTGCTTAGTTACTACGACGTCGACAACTTCTGGTTTTGCCGGATGAATGATAACAATGTGATTCAGTTCGCGCAAAAGTATACTGGTGGTTATTATATGAATAAAGTAACCTCAGCAACTTACACAGACCTGGAAGAGTGGCATCATTATTATATATACATCAATACCAATGAAGCAGTTGCAGAAGACAGACAACAGCTTTGGATTGATGGTGTGCGGGTAACTGCATGGGGCGCAAGCCAAACCTATACTTCAGGTTGGGCCGGCGTGAATTTAGGGCATGCATCTTTTGTTAAGTATATTGGGTGGGGCAATGCGCAATGGATAGACGGTTATATGGCCGACTTCCATTATCTCCCCCAACAATTGGAAACGCTTGATAGATTTGGAAAATTTGACGGTCCTGATTGGGTCCCAAAGCGATATTCAGGAAGTTACGATAGGGACCAAGCGTTCTATTTAGATTTCGCTAATGCTTCAAGTTTAGGTGATGATGAGTCGGGCAAAAGCAATGACTTTGGCGAATATCAATTTGGAACCGATCATCAGATGCTTGACTCACCAACCAATAATTATAACACAGCATCCCGTGACTACCAACCGGCCTGGACCTACTCAGAAGGTAATTTGTACGTTCAGACGTCGAGTGGCAATGAAGGTAGACATAGCACAACTATGGCAATCCCTTCGTCCGGCAAGTGGTATGCTGAGTGCAAGATTCTGACTAATAATTATAGGGAAATGGTTGGGATATGGGGGTCATCTACTGGTGACAAGATGCTCTATACCATGAATGGCAACATTTATTGGCCTAATGCGGGTTATACTTCCGGCTTTGGTATCAATACCATTATTGGCGTTTTAGCTAATGCTGATGCGGGAACGCTAACCTTCTACAAGAATAATTCCAATCTTGGGACCGCCTTCTCGGGCTTAAACTTTGGTAGCGAGACGTGGCGTTTCGGGGGCCATTCAGCAAGTGATAGTGCGCCTGAGTATTTCTTGTGGGATTTCGGTCAACGTGGATTCGCCTACGCCATACCGGCGGGATACAAAGCGTTGAACTCCGTGAATGTCGGCTAAAAAGAAACACGTTTTACTACGAATAGGTTGTAAAAATACGATTTGGTACATCATATATGTAGTAAATCACTTATTAACGAATTAACCAAATGTGCATTATAGTGGGCCTAAAGTAAAATAAGGCTCACTATAATATACTTTAAGGAGCTTATCATGTCAGATTCAGCGGAAGTGATTTTAGCACGATTGGATGAGCGCACCAAGCACATCAAGCAAGCCTTGGACTCTCATATTGAAAAGGAAGAGGACAACGACTTTCCATCCCGTATTACCAAACTGGAAACAAATGTGTCCTGGTTTAAACGCTTAGGCATTGGAGTTCCGGCTTTCATAGCGGCGGCCGTGGCGGCATACAAGGGGTTGTCATAATGGAAGACTCTATTTTAGAACTGATTGCCAAGTGGATCATCCGGAGTTTCTGGACGATCGGCATATCCGCATCCTTAATGCTTATCGCAACGGCGATAGTGATGGTGGTGTCATGCCAATAAAAACCTGGCCTGAATTTAAGACCGCATGGCACAAGGTTATCCGAAGGTGGCCTGATCGATCCTTCTGGAAAAACCTTAAGAAACTATCTAATTTAATTGATGATTACCCTGATTGGGTGAAGGAGAAAATTCATGGGGCCAATCTGCCGTTCGGAAGAGAAATCAATATAAGTGTACTCATGGCAAACCGACATCCTAAGACCTGGGATATAATCAGAAAACAGGGTGACTATGCGAATAGTGATCCGGAAGACAGGAGCGATTATGATGCTGACAAATAAAGACATCGACACCATTGAAAAGAAATACATCGACTGTCTAAAGCGAATTGACGAAGAGACACCGGCCGCGATCGTCGCGGAAATGCGTAAGATTCTGCTCGACAACGGCAGGCTCATTGTTCTTATCAAGCCTGGCAAATCAAATGATCTTGGGGATATGACCGAAGAAGAGTCTTCAGTTGTGCCATTCCCATCGAAAGGATAATACATGCATGTATCTGAAATGAAGAGGGATTTTCGGAACTATCTCTATTATGCATGGGATCAGCTCGGACTACCTGAACCGACTCCCGTTCAATATGAGATAGCCGAATATCTCCAGAATGGACCCCGACGGAAAATTATCCAAGCGTTCCGAGGGGTAGGAAAGAGTTGGATCACAAGTGCCTATTGCACATGGGCCTGGCTGAAGAATCCGGATTATAAAATCCTGGTTGTCTCAGCATCTAAGCAACGTGCAGACGATTTCTCAACCTTTACTTTAAGGATTATCAAAGAGTTTCCGGCCCTACGTCACCTGATTCCTGGTCGAGATGATCGAGAATCTAAGGTGGCATTTGAATTAGGACCCGCCAGAGCCGCCCATGCTCCATCTTGTAAATCGGTGGGTGTCTTTGGCATGATGACAGGTTCCCGAGCTGACGAGGTTATTCCTGATGATATCGAAATCCCGAATAACTCTGCAACTCAGGACCTCAGAGATAAGCTCATGAAGACGGTAATGGAGTTCGAAGCCATTATCATGCCCGAGACCGGAAAGATAACTTACCTTGGCACACCTCAGACTGAAGAGTCAGTTTATAACAAGCTCGCAGAGAAGGGATACGCCAGGCGCATTTGGCCGGCCAGATACCCCAAGCACGACGAGGTTGGCATATATCATGGTCAGCTATCCCCGAGTATAGCCCAAAGGGTGATCGACGATCCTGCGAGCGTTGGCGAAGCCACAGACCCCAAGCGATTTGATAATGTTGATCTATCTGAAAGAGAAGCCGCTTATGGCCGCTCAGGGTTTGCCCTGCAGTTTATGCTCGATACTTCTTTAAGTGATGCTGAAAGGTATCCCCTCAAGACTGCTGATATCATTGTGACTTCTATTAATCCGGACAAGGCTCCTGTGGCAATCACATACGGCTCAAGTAAAGAACAACAGCTCGACGCCCGTAATGTTGGTTTCGCCGGAGACCGTTGGTATGCCCCAATGTATTATGATAAGGAGAATTGGCTACCGTACACCGGAAGCGCAATGGCAATCGATCCATCCGGCCGTGGGACAGATGAGACGTCCTATGCTGTCGGCTACATGCTCCATGGTAACATCTGGATTCCGGAAGTCGGTGGGTTCACCGGCGGCTACGATGATGATACTCTGAAGCAACTTGCCTTAATCGCTAAGAAATTCAAGGTAAATCACATCACCATTGAATCCAACTTTGGTGATGGGATGTTTGAAAAGCTGTTCACACCCGTATTATTCAGAGACCACAAGTGTGAGGTCGAAGAGATACGGCATAACACCCAAAAGGAACTCCGAATAATCGACACGCTCGAACCGCCGCTTAACCAACATAGGTTAATATTTGACCGCAAGGTGATCGACGATGACATCGAGCTTCTCGAAGAGTCCCTTAACCGTTCTTTGTTCTATCAAATGACACGTTTGACCAAAGAGAAAGGTGCGCTCAAACATGATGATAGATTGGATGCCTTGGCTATTTTAGTCAGGTACTGGTTGGATGCATTAGAACAGGATGCTATCCGGAGCAAGAAGGATTGGGAGAAGCGAGAAGTCGATAAGGAACTGGAAGTATTCAGAAATCATGTGTTTGGTGCTGATGCTCAAACTCAGCGAGGGAGCAATCGTATGCTAAACCGTTGATATCATTAGTAGTTCTATCGGGCCTGGGGTTCAGTATAAGCAAGCCGAAAGTATATACTATAAGTATACTCTTAGTTAATTACCTTAATAACACTTTATCATACTAAAAGTTTCCTTTAGTATACTGTACCGGCCGATTTCACCAAACCAAGAAAGGAGAGAGCAAATGCCATTGTATGATTACAACTGTCCGGCCTGCAAGCACACATTCGAGGGACTCCATAAGTATGAAGAGGATATCCCCTGCGAGAAGTGTGGAGCGCAGACCATCAAGGGAGTAGGACACCCCTGCTTTAAGATTGTTGGACTCAGAGCCGCCAATGGGTATGGCCTTAAGTACATCGACACGCCTGGCAGGATTGAAGGCGAGCTGTCCCATGGCTATTCATTCACCTCAAACAAAGGTGGTACAAACGAACACGTCAAGCCACCGAAGGAATAAGGCTCCGATGTGTACGAGTTCAAATGCCCGAAGTGTAGAAAAAGGATCGAGGATTGCCTTATGATCAGAAGGTGTCCCGAGTGTCAGAGCATTGGATTGGTTCAAACGAACAAACTGGTGAAAACCGGTAACTACAAAAAATCAAAAGCTTATAAGGAGATGGAGAATTATGGACCTA